AGTTCACCTGCACCTGCCGCACCTTCTAGTACAAAAAATGCGTCACCTTTACCAAACGAGTTAGGGTCAGATGGGGCATAGCTATCTGTGTCTGTTGATCGGGTTAGTACCCAGTTAGTGCTTGCAGAACCTGTGTTAGTTACAGTGTATACACCGTTCTGTGTAGCATCTGTTTGTTCATAAATAAGTACACGGTCATTTGTGCTTAGTGTAACACCATCAATGACTAGTGCAGCTTGTGTGCTATTGTTAGTAAGTGTAGCACCTACACCTGCAGTACCATTGTCATAATCAGCACTTAGGTTACCTTCACGCTCAACACGTACAGGATCATGATAGTGCAAACCTGCAGCAGCAATCGTGTCTACGTACTCTTTTGTCGCAGCTTGTAATGCAGTCTGTGGATCACGATTAAGCTCAAGATCACCATCAGCATTAAAGAATGCAGCTTTACCTGCAGGTTGTGAAATAAATACTTCAGCTTGTGCAGTAAGGTTAACGGCACTTCCTGAGTTAGAACTTGCTAATACGGTAGTACGAGCTAGGAGAGATGAACCTTCTGTCCACGTGCCTAGCCCGACTTCCCAGTTATTAGTGCTAGGCTCAAAGATACTATAGTAAGTAGTATCACCGTCAGACAAAGCAGCAGCAAAAGTCTGGAAGCCATCTACTGTACCATTCAGGGTAAGAGTACCCGTACCTGTAGTGGTAGTAGTTTGTTTTACTCTGTCTTTAATTACGAGAGCCATAGTCTATGCTCCTATTATGCGATGCGGATAATTGCGTTAGATGCGTCTGCAGTTGGGAACTGGATAGTATAGTCACCATTTGTTGATGTCTGTGTACCACCAAAGTCAATTACTGCAATAGCAGCATTAGAAGCAGAAGCATTGTAGATAATACAACCGTCTGCTGAAATAGTAGAGGATGTGAATACTTCGTCATCAATATCTACGATAGCTGTTGTACCGTCTACAGAGATTGTAACGTTATCTAATAGTTGTCCACCTGCTGTGTAACCTGTACCTGTAGCTTCATCAGAGTTACCTGTTACATCAGAGTAGTTAGTAGTTGCAGCACCATATGTGCCTGTAGGTGTAGCTTTAATTAGTGCAAGATAGATATTGTGGGTATCCAAATCATGAGTACCACCCAATAGTTCCGACTTAAAGCTTGTACACATTGCTGTTGTGATAGCCATTGTTTGGAGTCCTTTTTAAGAGAAAGTAGATGTACTAAAGGGCCAGCCTCTTGACAAGACCAGCCCAATAGTTTATCTAAGATTAAGCAGCGTTGTAGTTCGCTGTGACAATTGCCTCTGGACGCAAGATTTTGCGACCGTATAGGTGCATACCACGAACGATGTCTGCAAAGCTGTCTGGGTCACGGTAGTTCTCAACTTTGTTGATTTGCTCCGCTGAAGCTACTGCTTCGTCTTGACCAGCAACGATAACACCGAAGTTAGTTTCCTGTGCAGTCGTGCCTGTTGTCCCTGCACCTGTTCCCAAGTATGGAAGGTTATTTGAAACATAAACACGGAAGCCGTGTAGGTTGTTCAATACCAAGCCATTCATTAGGCCAGTGCCGCCGAAATCAGCGTTAAGTACACGTGCGTCTTCGTCTTTTAGCATTTCTACAAATACTGGGTCAAGAACGATCCAACGTCCACGTGAGTCTACGTTAGCTGTATCCATGATACGTGCCATACGTGCAATAACTGTTAGTGGTGACACTGTAGTTGCTGACAATGCTGTTGCGCCTGGAAGACGTGGTGCTAGAGGAATAGACGAACCTGCATCTGCACTAGAAGAGATTGTCAAGTTTCCGAAGTCTGTAGCATCTAGACGGTTAGCTGCCAAAAGTTCAGCACCGACTTTATCTGCTGCAGAACCTGCAGAAGCACCTGAGTTTGCTAGGTCACCTGAAGCAGTTGTGTTTACTGCCCATGAACCTGCACCACCTGTGTAACCAGATAGGTAACCAAGAACTTCTTCGTCCATTGCATCAGCCATCTTATACGCTGCACGATCAGCAGCCAAAGATGTGAAGTCAACGTGCGAGAACTGCTCTTCGATGTCATCCATTTTGAAAGCAAAGTAGTTAGCTTTGTCGATGGTCAAAGAGAAGTCTTGGTCATCTAGTTTCTCAACAGAAATAGGTGTGTGACGTTGTAAAGAGTTGACTGTTACGTCTGGCTCTTTTTGGATACGAACTGTATCGCCTTGGTTTGCGATCTCTCCGAAGTAGGAGTTGTTTGTGATCGCATTTACGACAGCAGTTTTGCGTAGAGCAATCTGTGCCTGTTTGGAGTAGATGATTGGGGAAAAGTTCCCGTTAAATCCACCCGATGCGGATGTAATAGCCATAGTTGTTTTCTCCTTATAGATATGGCGTGAAAGTAGACACTACATATCCACTAAAGAGGCTCTTCATATTAGGGTAGTCAGCTTAGCGTCAAGGGTGGCCGCCCTATCTGCGCTGGGCCTATACGTTGAGGTAGTTCTTTTTTGTGGCTAGTGCTTAAAAAGCATACACACTTGTATTTGTGTATATACTATAGTTTTACTTATGAATATTCATTTGTCAACTATTTTCTTGACACATCATAAATAAACTTTCCTTGGCGCTGGGCTTCAAATATTTCTTCCATGCGCTTCTCATATTCTTTCATAGACATCTTAGCTACTTGTGATTCACTAAGATACTTAGATGCTTCATCGTGTTCTGGCGTAGTGTTGCGTTTTGTCTTCACTGAGGAAGCAGCACCTTTGTCACTACTAGATTTTGCTTTACCAGTAATACCCTTGTCAACTTTATACAAGTCAATCACACGAGCTACAGACTTAGCATCATCTACATTCTCGTATAGAGCATCTTGTACCCACTTAGGCTGATCCTTAGCCCATTCATGGAATACATCATCTGCACGAATATCACCAAAGTCTGGGTGTAGTGCAGCTAGTTCAGCTTCAGCTTTCTCACGCTTAGCTGTGATGCGTAGCTCTTCGATCTCTTTCAAGCGAGTATCTAGTGATGCAGCTTTCTCGTCAGCTTTCTTTGTAGCAATAGCTTCTACGATACCTGCTACGTCTGGATACTTCTTAGCCCAAGCTTCGATCTCTTCGTTTGACTTAGGTAGTACAAGCTCATTCTTAGTAGCAGCTTCTAGTTGTTGCTCTAGCTTTTCTAGCTTAGCAGCTACTTCTTTGTCTTTCTCTTGCATGTGCCGACGAAGATCACCATAGCGTTGCTTAAACGTTTTCTCTTCAGCGTTTAAGTTTGTATCATCTTCTTCTTGTGCTTCGGCTTTAACTGGCTTTTTCTCTTTTTGTTCAGGTACACTTTCTGCCTGAACTGAGGTGTTCTCAGTGCTTTCGCTATCGGATTCACTATCGGTGGCTTCTTCCTGCGTTTCATCTTCTTGCACCATGCCAGCTTGTTTCATAAGCTCACGTAGTTCTTGTTCATCACGATTAACTCGTGCCATGTTACGTAAGTGCGATGCTGATTGCACCTCTACTTGTTCTACTTCAGCCATTGTTTACTCCTTATGTTGGGGCCAGTCAAGTTATAACTGGGTAGCCTTATAGTTATGTGGATTATTCGTCGTCTTCTTCTTTTTCTTCAGGAGGACTAAAGAAGCCTGTCCGTCCTGATGCAGCCTGTGCCGCTGCTGTAGCTTCTCTACTTGCTTCAGCTTGAGCTTGTATTGCTTCATGCCATTCTCTTGGATCAGCATCAGAGCCTAAAGATTGTACAAGGTTTGTTGCATCTACCCACTTACCTGTAGCGGCGGCAGACCAATCTTTATCGCTTTTATACTTTTCAGTGTCTCTCGAATATTGTTTAGCTGTATCACCTAAATCGAAATCAAAGAAGCTCTTAATGCCATCCATCAAGCCAAGACCTTCTGTTTTCTTTTCATATTCGTTTTTCCACTCATTCTTATCTTCTAAAAATTGTTTTTGTCTTTTTAGTTTATTTCTGGTTTTTGTATCTATAGTTCCTGAATCTAGTGCAGCATTAATACCTTTTAGCAGATTATTTTTTTCTAATTGCTTAATACCATAACTAGCGCCTAAACCTCCAACAAGACCCAAGCCTGTTGTAGTAACCATATCAAGTAAAGGCTTAGATGAATAATAAGTGTTTACTGCACCTGCTACAGATTCTGGATTACTAAAGTCAATAGTTTTATCTTCTCTTCCACTTTCAATTTCTTCTCTAGCACGTTGTGCTGAAGCAGCATCAAAACCATCATCATCTTGTACAGCCTGTGGTGCAGCTTCTTCAACTACTTCATCTGCAGGGGAATAGCCTTCAGGTATAACTGCCATAGGTTCATTATTAAAGAAAGGAATACTAATAGTGTTACCTGCAGAATTTACGTATGAACGATATTCAAGACCACCTTCTTCTTCTATTTCAAACTCTGGAAGATTTAAACCACCTGTCTGGAAGCCCATAAGTCCACCATTAGAAGCACCTACCGCTTGTTCTTCTTGTGGTGCTTGGGCCATGATAACCATAAGGTCTTCATCAGAAATACCAACGTCTTCTGTTTCTTCTTCGATAGGCTCACCGCCAATACGACCATTAGCTTCCATTTCAGCCAAGCCCATCTTAGCTTGTGCACGTAAGTCCTCAAAGAACTTAACACCATAGAAACGTAAAACATCAGCAGGGACAACATACTCACCCTCACTTAACATAGCAGGAATATCATCACGTACTTCTTCTGGTAGTGAACCAGGTGGTACTTCATTGCCTGACACAGGGTCTATATCTGTACGGCTAGACTTAAATACCGCATCCATTTGTTCATCCATAGCCATACCACCTTCTGCATATCCTGTTCTTTCTGTCAGGAATACCCTATAAGAATCAAGTAAACCTTGTTCTTTTTTTGATATCTTACCTTCAGCTTCTTTATTTGCTAGTACCTCAAACTCAGCTACTAAAGCCTCTAAAAACGTAGCACCCTCTGCAGCCCCTGATTCTCTACTTAAGTCGTATGAAAACTCTCTATCCTTTGTTCCATCAGCTTTAATTATCTCATGTGATGGATTATTAGATAAATATTCATCTTTATACTCTTTATGCTTTAAGACTTCATTTCCAGCTATTGTAAGAGGTACACCTTCTACTCTAGTAATCGGAGAAGTCTTTCTTGATGGATAAGAGAAAGTATTGATTCGCTTAGCTGTATCTGAATATTTATCGCCCTTTTTATCCCTGAACTCTGCTATGTCATCTAAGCTCGATAGAAACTCTTTATATTCTTCTAGGCTCTCAAAGTCTGCTTTTTCATCCGCCATTAACTTTATCCCTCAAGTATTTTAGTCTACGCAGTGCACCAATACCGCCTTGCGTCTTGTGTATCTCTACTATGTGTTCTGATTGCTCTAAGCGTGTCTGCATCATAGCTATCATTGCATCTAGCTCTTCACAGAATGCGTCCCACTCAGCTTTATTATTTACGAATGCTTTAAGCGACATTACCAGAGAACCCTTCCTCACCTGGTACTGGTGCTACGCCTGTCCCAATAGTACCGCCACCTGCGCCTGTCTGATCCTGTGGCGCTGCCCCTGCTGGAACTGCTGGACCTTCTTGTCCTACTGGCGCTGGGCCACCCATAGCTGCTTCAGGAGGAGGTGGTGCTGGTTGTTGGAACCCTTTAAGAATCTCAGCTTGGATAGCTGCATCCTGCATAGAGTTAGTTACCTTGTTAGGATCAAGGTCCATGCTCTTAGCGATCTCACGAATGATGTAGTCCATCTTAGCGAATGGTGCTAGTGCTGGGTTCTGTACAACACCCAAGAACTGCATTAGGCGCTGGGAGCGTACCTCGTTAGCCATAAGAGACTCAGTACCGTTAGCAATAACTTCTAGGTCACCCTTAATACCTTCATCGTAGTCAAACTGCATGTTAAACGCAAAGAAGGCTCGACCCATAGGTGCTAAGAGATAATCATCTACGTTCTTAACTACAGAGCGAATAGAGCCGTTAGCTGCAGACATAAGCATAGAAATGCCACTAGCGGTACGACCCACTCCTGATACTCCTGTTT